AGGAATCGAATCCCGTCCGTGAGCTGGGGGAGCATCGACGCTGCGGTCGCAGTCGCCGCGGTTCCGAGCGAAAGGGCTAGGCCGTTCGTTCCGCCTTGGTTGGAAGCGTCCATGTTACTCGGGCTTGGATTGTGAATATGCGGCCGCTGCTTCAAGGAGTTCTACCAGAGGAAGGCCGACCTTCATGTTGGTCACGTTGCCGGCCTTCATTCCAATGACAAGCAGCTCATAGAGTTGGTTGAACTGCTGGGGTGTGAGTTCGATCTTAATCATGCGGCGAGATTTTTGACGACGGGGGCCTCGGGCGCAACAACCTTCTCCACCTCAGGAACCGGCACCCACGGCAGCGGCGGAGCGATGACCGGAGGGTTGATCTGGTTCTCGATTTGCGCGGTGACGTTCGCTTCGATGGCAGTCTTGTTGACGCCATTGCTGTAGCACCAGCCAAGCACCTGTTCCTGCGTCAGGTCGGGATACGGCGTGAAGTCACCGCTGGGCGCAGCGAACGACGCGCTGCCGTAGCAGGTGCCGCTGTAGGTCTTTGCGTCGTCGCCGGTGCCGATGGTTTCAATGCCGTTGCACCTCCAATCGGCGGTGATGACGACATCGGTGAGTGAGCCTTCGGTGGGCTTAACGAGAAGGCGTTCGATGATCCAAGAGAGGGTAATCATAGGATTAGGCGAGAGTGATGTTGGCGACACGGGTTGTACCATCAGATCCGCGATAGCTGAAGCGGAGGTTGGTGTTGCTGGTGGCGTTGACGGTGAGTTCTCCATTGTTTGCAAGCGTGGCGGGTGTAGCGGATGACCTGAGGATCATATTTCCGTTTGCATCCACGGTCATCTGAGCCGTAGCAAGCTGGTTGTTCGTGTAGACCTGAAACGAAGTTCCAGATTGAACCACCAACGCCTGACCAGATCCGCCAAACCCCGTTCCGCTGCTCAAATATGTCGTGCCAGCACCATCATCATAAAGCAGGTGCGAACGAACCACGCCGTTTGCAGATAGCTGAACGCCAGCTTTTGCAACGCTTGTCGTTGCAATGCGAGCGTAAACATCGCCACTGTTTGAAATGTGAAGTCGAGTTGAAGGAGAAGCCCCCAAGCCCAGCCCCGTGGAGTTCAGGGTCATGGCGGTGGAGCCGCCGACATACCAAGTGCTGATTCCGGTGTTGTCAATGCGATAGCGCTCGACACTGTTAGTCAGAACCTTCAACACGGAAGATGCTCCCAGAGCATCAATCTTTAAGATGTTAGGTTCGGTGGAAACCTGTCCGTACACCGTAGATCCGCCTTTGACGTTGATAACGCCAGTAGTGCTTCCAGCAACCTCAAGCACACTGTATCCAGCACCATACGAAGTGGGAGTCGCGGTTCCGATTCCAACTCCATTGTTCGCCGCATCGACAAAAAACGTGTTCGTGTCAACCGTCAGATTGCCGGTGATGGTGGCGGAGGCGAGGGTGGCGGTGCCGCCGGCTCCGAGGATCTGGTTGGTAGTGATCTTCTTGGTGGTGCCGCTCGCCGCCATCGTCGTGTCACTGACATCGACAATGGGAAGGACATCCACCGCGGGATCGACGGTCGAGATCGCCGTCAGTGCTGTGATCTTTGTATCTGCCATAAACTGTTAGTTAGCTTGAATGATGAGTTTGCCACTGTCCTCTTGGAGTAGGAAATCCCCATTCTCCAAATCTAAAGAGTCAAAAGTCCCAAACGTGATGACGATCTTGTCAGTTCCGTTCTCCAGTAGGATGAAATCCTCATCCTCTCGAAGGAGATCCCGGCGCAGGATAGGCAGATCGCCAGGGGTAACATTACCCCCGCCGTTCGATACCAGTCGTGTGCCGAGAGCGAGTGTCACGATTGAATCACGCCATTGAATGCGATCACCTGACCGCTTGAAATCTGGAAGCTCGTGATCGGTCCCGGTAGGGTAATACCAGCGGGGATGGTCGCCGTGGACCAGGATCCGCTGATGTTGCCACCGGTGATCGAGCTAAAGGTGGTAGGGGCGATGGTGGTGATGGCCACAAACGGGCCAGTGGTCAGCGTGGTGGCTGTCACCAGTTGAAAGCCGCCCTGTCCCATCGAATACTCGATGGCCTGATTTGCTACGTCGCTCATATATCCCAGATCTTCCGAATTTGATTCTTGGTGAAAGTGCTTTCAAAGCGGGAACCTTGGCGGTCTTCCAACCGGCTGAATCCCTTCTTCACGTTATCCTTGAGTTCGGTCTCGCGAGCAAAGCCGGTGACCCCGAAGCGGGCCACCGGTTGTCGCATCCACCGCTTCCCATCAAGGACAACAGAGTCGGTACCCATCGGAGCGATATGCTCGATGGACTTGCCATTGTTCTCGAAGGTGTAGATCGGCATATCAGGAACCCATTTCGCTGTCGTACTCCTCAACCATCTCCCGCATACCCTTCTCGTCCATCGGCTCCTTGGAGGCCATGGCCTTCTCGCTCTTGTTCTCGTACTCAGCGGGCATGCCGTTGACGCTGCGGATCTCGATATAGGCTTCGCCGTTTTCGAGCTTCTTGAGGACACCGCGAACATCGTCCAAAACCACTTCATCACCGACCTCGGGCATGGCCTGTTGGCCATCCTCCATGTCAGTGGAAAGGGCTTCGAGCGGAATAGAAATCATGGGTGCATTGTTGTCAGCCTCATCGCATCCGCAAGCGGAATGAGAAGAGGGGGCACCACCTTTACGATGATGCCCCCTCGGGCTAACGGCAATCACCATGATGGTGGCCGTCTTCCTGGGTCGCATATTACAGCGTGGTCGAGGTCTTCGTCCGATGCACCAAGTACCACACCGGGTTACCGGTGGAACCGGTGTTACCAGCGGCCAGACGCAGCGTGGCGAAGTACAGCTTCACACCGACGGTAACGAGCTGGTTCAACGGATCCGACTTGTCGGGGGTGTCGGTGATCACAATCTTCGGGGACAACGGATCATCACCGGTCAGAGCAGGGATGCCGAACGACTCGTTGCCGAAGAAGAACGAGGCGATGATGTCCTTGCTGACGGCCAGACCGCCGCCCGCGGCAGTAGCCTGATAGACGAACTCATCGGCAGCGGTGCCGGAGCCGGTGCTGACGAACGAGTTGGTCTGAGTGACCACGCGGCAACCGTAGATGGAGCCGACCTCGCCCTTGTAGAACGGCTGGCCCTTGTTGCCGTAGTTGGAGGCGTTCAACCAGTCGCTGTCGCGCATGAGGTCGCGGGCCACACGAGGATCGGTGGCGAGGACGTAGCCGCCGTTGATCATCGGGGCGCGGTTGCGCTTCAGGCGGGTCATGGAATCGAGGACAGCCGAAGCGGTCATCGTGGTGTTGGCCGCGGTGGTGTCGCTGTTCAGCGCAGAGAAAGTCTGCGTGGTCAGCGTGGCGGGGTTACCGTACACCTTGATGCCGCCAGAGGCAGCCGCGGTGTTACAGGCGTCCGAGTTGTCGAACGTACCACCACCCTCGGCGGCGGAACCGATGGAGGAACCACTGGCGGTAAGGTTGGAGCCGATCAAGGTGTTGCGGATCACCGAGTCAACCCAGAGGGCCATGTCCAGACCGGAGGTCTTGGTGGCCTGCTGGAGCGAGTTGAACAGGTCGGTGGCGCGGAGGATGTCGGTCAATCCGATCACCTGACCATACTGAGCCAGCGACTTGCTCAGGCTGTTGAGGGACAGAGCGCGGTAGTTGGCAGCAGCGATGGCCGTACCTTCGGAGCTAATGGTCTGGACACCCGAAACGCTCGGCGAACCGAAGCGGAACATCGTGATGGCCTTGTTACCATTGTTCTTGGGGATCGGAGCCTTCATGGAGAACTGATCGAGGATCGTCTCCTGTTGAACGATGGAGAGCAGCTCCTTGCTGAAGTAGTTCTGGAACTGGCTCGTGAGCGTGGTTGAAGTAGTAACTGGCATATTTGAGTTGTGGTTGTTCTATCAGTTTTCGTCCCGGTCGAACGCCCTCGACGCTTTCAACAGCGCCTCCCTCTGCTCCTTGAGAGACAGCTTCGAGAAATCTTTCTCCTCAGCCTTAGGGGGTTGTCCTGCCGGTACGCTTTTACCAATAGCGGTCTTCTGCTGGAGCTTATTGAGTTGTTCCTTCAGAGCCTTGTTCTCGGCCTCGATCGACTGAGCTTTTCCCGCAGTGTCCTGGAGCTTCATCAATTCCACCGCATGGACAAGTCCATCGGGCATTGATGTCAGCATCGGCACCTTCTGGAGCAGTTCGACAGTACGTTTGTACTCGGGGCTGTTCTGATCCTTCAACCAAGTCTCCTTTTCGGACAACCGGGAAAACGAATCAGACCATGCCTTTGCGAACTTCTCCTGCTGTGCCTTCTGCTGTCGCTCCGTAGCAGCTTTTCGGACTCCATCAGCCTTGGCTCGCGCCGCCTTGGCCAACTGAGAATCGCCATCAGCATCGAACTCCTTGGCCGCAGCCTCGTAGTCCTCCGCCGTGTAGCCCTTCTCATCTCGGAAGGAACTGGTCTCAGCAGCCTTGGATTGCTCCCGCTGCTTGCTCCACTCCTCCCTTTCCCGCCTCACCGCTTCGCGCTCAGCCTTGAGGGCCTCCTTCTCAGCGTTGATTTGCTCCCAGGTCTTCGCCTTTCGGTTCTGTTCCTGAGCGAACTTGCTGCTCTTGTCCTTCTCCGTCTTCTGCTCGGTCTTCTTCTCGGCCTTTGCTTCTGGCTCCGATTTCGTGCCTACTTCCTGCTCGCCACCATCGACCTCTTTACCGGCACTCCCCGCATCGGAGGAATCTTGCTCAGCAGGAGCCGTCTCATTGTTATTGGGAGACTGCTCCTTGGGCTGGCTGTCGATATCGACACCGGCATCGTAGTCATTGGCCAAAGCGAGCATCGCATCGGCACTCAGTGTATCATCTGGCATATTGTGCTTTTACTCGTTTGCTGGTCCGCACAGACCGGCAACCGCAACTTTGATCCTATGTGTTCGTGGCAGAATCCGGATCATCCTCCTGCCCCGTAATTGATTCTTGGTCGGCCATCATCTCGATGACCTTCACAAGACTGGCCTGACCCATTGCAAAACCTGATGAGTATTGCAAATGGTTTCGGTCAGTTATGGCTGAAGCGTTCTGCATGAGAACGGTATTCAGCAAAGCGTCCTTGAAGCGTTTCCCGCTATCGCTCTTGAAGAAGTTGCTCAGTGCATTGGCGTCTTCCTTGCGCCATGGTAGCGGGTTTACCCAGCACTGATGTCGGCCAAAGGTCCAAGCAGCGCGGACTCGTGCGATGATGGAGATCATGGTTACTTTGCGGCCTTCTTCCGACCTGCGGCCTGACGGCGCATGAACTCCGCGGCACCGAGCTTCTTGCGACCGATGTAGGCGGCGAGTGCGCGGGGATCATCGGCACCCTCTTTCTTGAGTTCGGTGGCGAGCTTACTGAACTTGGATTTCTTCTTCATATTGGAAATGGGTTAGCCCTCACCTCCGCTGAAGAGCGGTGATTCCTGAATCTCCTTAAGATCGGACACCGGCTTCTTCCGCTGGAATCGCACCTTCGACGGAACACCCTCCTCGAGCGCCTGCAATCCTCCCGGCTCTATCTCCCGCGGTGTGACCGGTGCGACGCTGCATTGGACGACGGTTCCCTCGGTGAGTGGTATCATAATCTTCTTATTCTCGAACTCTCCGCACCAGTCATTGGCATTGAGAGTTGGCCAACAACTGGGTCTCCCCGCGGGCGGGAACCTGCGGCAGGTCCCGTCCACACAATAGAACCGACAATCCTTACATGTCACGGTGATCATCACATCATCTGGGCTTGTTCAGGAACCGGAGCCGCTACCTCCGCGGGAACCGGAGCGGGGGGTTGCGAGGAAGCGAGCAATCCCGTGCTCTCGAAGAACTTCTGGATCTCCTTCCGCAGCTTCCGCGCCTCGTTCGTAGCCACCTGCTCGTAGCCCTGGAGAAGGCTATCGATCCGCATCATAAACGCGTTCTGGCTCACCGGACTCAGTTGCTGCCCCTGCTGCATCGCACCATTCAGATACTGCATCAGCACCCCGATCCGACCCGCATAATTCTGACCCGGCTTGGCCGGCACCGGAATACCCACCAGCAGCGTCGGGATCGTCTTGGTCTCGTCCTCCAGCTCGTCCGCCGCCTTCTGTCCCGGATCCCGGAGCAGCCGCTTCACAAGGCTCGGGTCATCCAATTCCATGATGCTCTTGTCCAGCTCCACCTGATCCACCCAAGGCGAGTTCATGAACAACTGCTTCCGGTTGATGGCCTGCTGAACCATCATCTGCCGGCTCACCATGTCCATGCCACCCTTCGGCTCCAGCTCGTACTGATCGTGCAATGCGATCGGGTCCGCCTCGAGCGAGTCCTCGGCAAACCGGTACCGCAAACTCTGGCTATCGTACTGCACATACAAGCCCCACGCCTGCCGGTACAATTTGCCCAGTGCCATGCGGAACAGCCGAGCCCGGAGATCCCCGCTCTGCATGGCCTGAGCGTTGATGCTCTGGATCTCGGTCGCGGTCCTCCGATCACTTCCACCGCTCATCACACTGCCCATCGCGTAATCCGGGCTCCCGATCCGGTTCTCCGCCACGGCCCGCGTCTGGTTCAGCTCCTGATCAAAGCTCACCGGCGGCTGCGGCATCTGCACCGGAGCCACGCCATAGGGGAGAATCTGACCCGGCTGGAACCGCAGGTTGATGCTATTGGGCAACTCCCGCTCCGCCCGGAACAGCGGGCGATTGTACAGCGTCATCGCATCATGCTTGTGGTTCCACATCGAGGTCATGGACAACTCGAACGGAGCCAGAATCTCGCACACTCCCCGCGGGCTGAACCATCCCTTGTCCTTGATCTCGTAGGGGAAATCGATGAATGGCAGTTGGCCATGGTCATACGGGAGCTCCATGGGATCCCGCAGATCCAGATCCACCGCCGCGGGGCTGTACAGGTAAACCTCCCACACCCCGTCATCCCGCTTCCGGTACACCTCCCAGACAATCACACCATCCGTGTTGTTGGTGTACGTGATACCCTCGCGCAACTGCTTCGCATCATCCTCGGTCGCAGCCCCCGGGATATTGTCATCCTGCTGCGGGTTACCCCGGATCTTCTCAATCGTCCGTGAATCACTCTTCCACCCAAACTGGCCAGCCATCCGCTTGTACGCCGGAACACTCATCGGCATCACATGCACCGCCCAGTCCGCATCCTGCAAATCCGTGGTATACGCCGGCACCACAAAATACATCGGGTCCACCGCCTCAAACCCCACCCGCTTATCACCCGGGTTCCAGAAGCACTTCATCACCCCGCGCCCGCTCATCAGCGTGTAATCCACCCAGGAGAGGACCTCGTCAGTAAAGTTGGTCTTCTCCCGGATCTTATAATTGAACCAGTCCTCCGCCACCTTCGTGTACGCGTTCAACTGCTGCCTCATCGGCACAAAGCTGGCCACCACATCCATCCCCAGCGCCTGCTGGAGGAATAGCGGCTTGAGCTTCTCGATCGCGGTATCGATCAGCGGCCAATGCAGATCCGCGGCCTTCGGCCAGGGCTTGTTCGTCCGGCGAAGACCATGATGGCGCAACTCATACCACCGAGTCTGCCGCAGCTCCCACGGGCTCCGCTGGCCCACGGCCTCAACAATCTGCCCCTGCAACGCATTCCGCTGTTTATCGCTCATCATAAATGTCCTCCCCTCCTTTATCCCCCTACCTCGCAACCAGCAAGCGCAACCCCCTCCGGTTCAAGTGGGCCAAGCTCATCCTCCATCCGCTCCAGCAGGCTCCGCCCATCCTCGCCCAACGCCTTCATGTACTCGTCCATCCGCTTCCCGCCACCACCACAGAAGGCCAATACCATCGCATCCGCCCGATCCGGACTGTTCACCCCGCGAGCTCGTAGCTCATCCTTCCCCTCCAGCGTCAACTTCCCCTTCCCGTTCGTCCGCACCTTCCGGCTCACGAACTGCTGGAGTAATACCTCATCCGTACCCACCGGTCCCAGGTTCACCTTCCCCTCCTCCACCATCCGCCCGAACTCAATCCACATCTCAGCCGCCCGGTTCACAAACTGATCATCCCGGATGGCCCGCTCCCCGAAATTCACCCGCCTTACATCCCACCCCTCCGCCCTGAGCGCATCGCACATGACAACCCCCATGCCACCCACATCCGCGTAGATGTCCTCGGCCTTCAGCTTCCATTTGCGAAACTCACTGATGAACCGCCCCACACTGGCCATCGTGTCCTTGTCCCGCCAGCGGATCAGCCCCTTCACCGTGTTCCCATGGCGCACCACCATCACGCTCTCATCCCCGCCGGCGCTGAAGTCGCAGCCAGCGGTCAGGCGGTGGCCGTCGGTGTCCTCCTTGGGTGGGCCACTCACAACCTTCTGCCAGTCAGCCGTCTTCACCGCCGTCAAACTCCCGTCATCCTCCATGAACTCCGCGTAGATCATCGAGCGCACCAATGGATGACCCTCGCCCCAGCGGGCCATCTGCTCATCAATCCACTCCTTCCGGATATGCGGACAGTCGTAAGCGGTCACCGTGAAGGTCTGCCACTTGCCGTCATTCCTCCGGAATACATCGTAGAAGTACCCGGATGAGCCGCCCGGGCTGCTCATCAGCAGCGTCCGCGTCGGCTGGCACCGCTCCATCGACTGGAATATCCCGTCCGGTACCGCCTTCGCCTCGTCCACAATGTACATCAAGTCATTGCTCGGACCCTGCACATGCCAGCCCTCCGCCTTCTCCGGGTTGCTGGCCGAGAATCCAATACACCGGCTGATCAGCTCTTGGCCGTCCACCTTCTTCGGGTACACATACCGGATCTCGCCATCCTTGATCGAGAATCCATTCTCCTCCCCTCCCAACCCATTGATCATCTTCCGCAGATGAGGCCACAGAGCGTCGGCCACCTGTCGGTACACACCAGCGGTACACACCACCAAGCTCCCCGGCCAGCGGAGCATGTGCCATACCACCGCGCTCGCCGCTACCATGCTCGTCTTGCCAGAGCCGTTCGCAGCTTTCAACGCCACCTTCGAGTGCTTCTCGTTCAACGCCCCCAACACCGCCTCCTGCCACGCGTAGGTTTCACGTAGGCCAAGCATCATCTTAGGGAAGTTCTTCAGCTGCTGAGCCTCCTCCAATAGCTTGCGCTGCTTCCACGCAGGAATGTGAGAACCCATACCGAGTGAAGGGGATTTCTTGCGCTTAATTTGCTTGACGGGCATAAAATTTGGTGTGGGACGGGGAGGGGGTATACAGGTAACACCCACCCCCCTCTTGGGGGTCCTGGTCCCCCCGTGGTGTTATTTGCCCCCTCCGAATGCGCCCAGCAGCGCCCCACTGACGCTCAGTTCCTTCCCTCCCTTACCCGTGTGCTCAAGTTGAGCTCTTGCTACGTACCCGCGGGTACGCTCGAGCAACCATGCGGAGCCTTGCCAACCTGGGCCGCAGGAACGAACGACTGAGGATAGTTCCACTTCTCCATCGAAGCGGGCCGCTTCTAGCTCTGCTGCGAAAGCCGGGTTCCTGGCGAGGTAGCTTTGCCAGCCCGATCCGTTGTTCCAGAACCCGCAGCCAATCGCGATGCGTTCCAAAGGAATCCCAAGGCGAGCGGCTTCAATCGCTTTTTTTGTGACTTCAGTGGAAAGGACTTTAAGGGGCCTCCCAATCTTCGCCCTGGGCTTCTCCGCGACCGTAATTTCCTTCGTTTCCTTCACCTTGGCCATGCCCCCCTTCCTAGCCTCCGGAAAGCAACTCGCCACTAAAAACCAGCAACTCGCCCCTTTTTTGTGGCCGAAAGTTGCCCAGTGTCTTAAATAGTCGGCTCCAATGAAAAACGCAGCAACGACCGCAACGACCGCAACCACCACCGAGAAGCCTTTCGGCTCTTTTTCCACCGATTGGCCTCGAACCGGAACCTTTGTCCCCATTGCAACGATTAGCCCGACACCCGATTGGGTTCGCCGCATTGCTGATGCTCATCACGGTGGGCATGAAATCCTGTCGGGAACCCCGAATAATTGCTTGTGCATGGTTTTTGTGCATTTCGGCGGTGGCGACGACCGATTCCCTCCGGGCGATTGGCTGATTTACTATCGTTTCAACGACGACGAAGGAACCCACGACCATCAGCTATGCGTCGCAGCCCGTATCGTCACTCAGTGATCGGATCCGGTGGCATCGGCAACGGTGTCATCTGGTCCGGCCATAGTGGCCGGTTCTCAAATCATGAAACCACGCGCAAAACGCATCATCGCCGCCCTTTTCTGGGTCGCGATCATCACCACACTCATCAACGGGCTTCGCGAACAGGCCTTGTGGATCGGAGGTTCCCTTTGAACGGATTCATCCTCCACGAAGACTTCCATCGCGTGATCATCGCCACCGGCTTCGAGACCCCTTCCGACAACCGGAAGACGGGCGATATGATCCAAATCTGGATTCTTGTCAAAGCCATGGACCCCGTCCGCGCAATCAAGGAAGGGTTGGACCGTTTGATTTGCGGTTCCTGCGTCCATCGGGGCGACGGTCACGGGAAAGATCGCTCATGCTACGTCAACGTAGGCCAAGCTCCACTCGGCATCTGGCGGGCATGGAAAGCGGGCGCGTACCTGCCGCTCCCTTCCGTTTCCGTTTTCACCGGCCGACGTGTTCGCTTCGGAGCCTACGGTGACCCCACGCATATTCCCATCGGCCTTGCCCTTGCAATTGCTGGCGTTGCAAGCGGATGGACGGGGTATACCCACCAATGGCGCAAGCCTAGTTTGCAAGCTTGGCGTTCCATCCTAATGGCTTCGGTAGACACCACCGCCGAACTTCTCATCGCCCGTTCCATGGGCTGGTCAACCTTCCGAGTCACACCCGATACCGACCACCACACGGTGGAAACCCTGTGCGCCTCCGATCGAAGCGGTACACCCTGCGCAGATTGTCTCGCTTGTGCGGGTGCGCGGGGTGGAATTCAAGCGATTCACATCCCTGTCCACGGGAAGGGTGCTGTTCACTTCATGAAGGAGGGTGTGCTGTGATCGATTTAATGAAGAAAACGGTGGAACGCGACGCATTCAAGTGCGCCGTGGGTCGCGCCATGTTCTGTGGCCACCCAGACTGCGGGGTAATTCTGGACTATCGGCGGGCTGTGGAACTCTCAGCCTGCAAGGGTCCCCATTACGTTTCCATCAAAGTATTCTGCGCCGACTGCGCCGACCGAGTGCGCCCGATAATTGAGAGCAAACTAGGTCCCCTTGGATTGCGCTTGGAAGTAGTGGACGGGAGGAAGCTTTGAAGCCCCTCCTTAGAGTCCTAGGCTACCTCGCCCTATGCCTGCTGTTCACCGCTCTCCTCTTTCTCTCCGCCCTCGCTGGCAATTGACATAGAAGCCCCCGCCAAGCCCCTAGGAATCACCTAGGGGCTCTTTCTTTTGGCCCGATAGTGTCGCCCCGCTTGTCCCCGCTTGTCCTTCTCAGTAGGCCAGCCTCCCCCCTTCCTAGTCTGGCCACTGGTCACTTCCCGCTTGTCACACTTCCCCAGGTTGCCACCCATCGGACACCCAATGTCCCACCCCGCTATTTACATAGCACCTCAGGGTAAGACATCCCATGTCCCACCCCGTTACACCGGCCCAGGATCCCCTTATGTGCCGCTCATGTGCATCCCCGCGATCCCAGGATCTCATGGTGCGGTATTCCAAGATCCCCATACGCCATACGGAATTCGGAATTCGGAAATCGGGATTCCGGAACCGGGGTACAGGAAATCATGGTGCGGTTGAGTGGGCCAATCCTCCCCTCCCAAGCGACCCCGGACCCCCATCCGGGGATTTTCGTTTCTAAGCGGTCGATACCCCCGGAATGAACGCGCATCCACTTCCACCATCAAACGCGCTCCTAGGCCCCTTCCCGCTCCAGCAATCGCTATCCTCCATCCACCACCACAACCACCAACACGGGTACTTCGCAATCAGTCGGGGGTTCTCAATAAATGCCGCCGCAGCGGGGGGCCGTTAGAGCCCCCCAGAGCGTTGCGGCGATGCATTTATTGACTCCCTTTTAAGGGAGTATGAAACTCCCTTTTAGGGGAGATAGCGGGGGGGGCGCGGAACTTTCTGGGACCGTGATTGGAAGTTCCTTCTGGATACTTGACGGGTGCCCCGGGAGAACGTACCTTGGTTCTCCTATGAGTTATCTAGAGAATGGTTCCACCCTCCGCGCCATGTTCCGCCTGATGCCGCCCATGCGGCACGACGCCGACCCTACTCGGTCCGAGGTCGTGACCTACATTCGCGAGAATCTGAAATGCGATCTTGGCCGTGCGCTTCGTGCGTTTGATTCGATGCGCCACATGAAGAGCGCGGTTCTGATATTCGATCGTATTCATCGCCAGTGGCGTGGTTGTGATTGGGTTCCCGCCGAGGAGGTGGACAAGATATCACTATTGATGAGCACTGTGACAGAGCTGAAGCGTGATATATCATCATTGAGATCGGAGCTTCGGAAGGTGAAGGGCGAGGTTGTGTGGCTGCGTCGTCGCAAGGGAGGCAGGAAGACCGATGATGTGGCCGACTCGGAGGAGGATGATCTGGATTCGAAACCCCAACAGCAACAAGCCGCTCCCCCCGAAGAGAAAGCGGCTGATGGAGAGGATTGGTTCAAGGCTATGCGCGACGCCCTCGACGAGGATAAGAAGGCTTCCCGCTCTTCTCCCCCTTCAGATCAGCCCCAGTGAACGCGAGGGGGTTGCACTCCTCCCACTGGATGCCGGTGGCTGAGTG